ACCTGGCCTACGAGGCTGGCGTCCCTGAAGCCGAAGCGATCTCTGTTCTGGAGGCGCTTCGCAAGTTCAGCGAAAGCCCTGCGGTCTGGAAAGAGACCGGCCGACTTCTGGCCCCGCACCAGCCGCCCGTGGTCATCGATGCGACAGACGGGATCTTGGACTGATGGAAACCAGTGAGCGCGTCGCCGAGATCGCCGCCCGGCTCATGAACCACGAAGATCCTGACGTCCGCGCCGTGGCCGCATCGGCCTTGGCGCAGGCGAACCGGACGGCCTGTATCCTCGAAGCCATCAAGGGTGTGGACGCAGGAGCAGAGCGGTTCAGCGTCCCTGGCCAGTGGGCCGTCTACCGCAACGAGGCGGGCGGGATTGTGGTCGAGGTCCAACCATGAACGTATGGGAAGAAAACCCTGCGCTCGAAGGCCGCCTGCGGCAGCTGGTGGCCGAGAGCAAGAGCAGCAACCAGATCGCACGCGAACTCAAGCTGACCCGCAATCAGGTGATCGGCAAGTGCGCGAGGCTTGGTCTTCAGTTAACAGGCGAAGCGGCCGCGCACGTCGAGGGCAAACGGCGTCTGCGTAAGGAAAAAACGCTGTTGCCTGTCGTGCGCGAAGAGCGTGCATTCCGTGAGCCCTCACCCCCGCGGCGCTTCAGTTTCCAAGACCATGTCTGAACCACCCGGCGAAGGCGCGTCCGCCGTCGAGTGGCAGGCGTTCATCAAGAAGCTGCGCGACGAAAAAGAGCGCGCCCTGAACGAAGATCGGCTCGGACACTACAAGCCCTACGCCAAGCAGCGCGAGTTCCACGAGGCCGGCGCGTTGCCCGTCTACGAACGCCTGTTCATGGCCGGGAACCAGCTGGGGAAGACGTTCGCTGGCGCAGCCGAGACAGCCATGCACCTCACCGGCCGATACCCGAACTGGTGGAACGGCCGGCGATGGGATCGGCCTATCAGCGCCCTGGCGGGTTCGGAAAGCGCCGAACTCACCAAGAAGGGCGTTCAGCGCCTGCTACTCGGGCCGCCTGAAAACGTCGAGGCGTGGGGCACAGGCTACATCCCCAAGGACGCGATCCTCGATACCAGCCGCAAAGCCGGTGTGCCCGACGCGATCGACACCGTGGTTGTGCGGCATGTGAACGGCGGGGCGTCCACGATCAGCTTCAAGTCCTACGACCAGGGTCGCGCCAAGTGGCAGGCCGACACGGTGGATCTCGTCTGGTTCGACGAAGAACCGCCCGAAGACGTCTACTCCGAAGGCCGGACCCGGACCAACGCCACCAAGGGTTCTGTCTTCCTGACTTTCACGCCTCTCCAGGGGATGAGCCGCGTCGTGCGCCGGTTCCTGAACGAGCCGTCCGAACACCGCCACGTCACAAGGATGACGATTTATGACGCCGAGCATTACACGGACGAAGACCGTGCCCGTATCATTGCGAGCTACCTCGACCATGAGCGAGACGCCCGGACTTCTGGTATCCCCATCCTTGGCTCCGGTCGGGTATTTCCGGTGGCCGACAGCGCAGTGCTCGTTGCTCCGTTCAAAGTGCCCGATCACTGGCCGCGCATCGGAGGTCTGGACTTTGGGTGGGATCACCCTACTGGAGCCGTTGAGCTTGCTTGGGATCGCGACACCGACGTTGTCTACCTCTTGCGTGAGCACCGCGCCTCCAAGATGACGCCTGACCAGCACAGCCTGGTCATCGGCCCCAAGAAGTGGGGGAACCTGCGGTGGGCGTGGCCCCACGACGGCCACGTCGCCGACAAGGGCACAGGTCAGGGACTGGCGAAGCAGTACAAGGCTGCGGGGCTCCACATGCTCGAAAGCCACGCTGTCTGGCCTGACGGCTCGAACTCCACCGAGGCTGGCGTCATGGACATGCTGACGCGCATGAACGACGGGCGCTGGAAGGTGTTCGACGGGATGTGCCCGCTGTGGATGGACGAGTTCAGGATGTATCACCGCGACGAAGGCAAGCTGGTCAAGGAAGACGACGATCTGCTCTGCGCCTCGCGCTACGCCCTGATGATGCTTAGGTTCGCACGCATTGTGCAACCCGAACGGCACCCGTTCGGCTTTTACGACGCCCGTGGCGGCATCGCTGTCGGCACCGGCGAAATGGAGTGGTGACATGGCTGCTGAAACCTATCTGATCTACATCGCCGAGCAGGGCGAAGAAGCCCGCGAACTCGGCCTGACCGAAGCGGATTGCCCGTATCTGGACGGCGAGAACCGCGACGCCTGGCTCGCCGGCCTCAACGGCAAGCCCGTGAAGAAGGGCGGCAAGATCGTCGCCGACGCCAAGGTGGCTGACGCCTAGGCTTGTCTTTTCTGCTGCAATGCTTGATGCTGCGGCCTTCACTGGCCGCAGCATTTCTCTGTGAGGACTGACATGGGAAAGCCCCCCAAGCCTGTGCCGCCGCCTGCGGTCCCGCAGATCGACACCGCAGCGCAGATGGTTCGCAGCGAAGCCCGCATGCTGCGGCGCGGCCGAGGCACCACCATCCTCACCAGTGAAGGCGGTCTGCCGGATCTCGGAACCACCACGACGCCTGTGGCTGGCGGCTGACGATGGCCGTTCAGGCAGACACGACAGCGACGGAAGAACTGAACGCCTTCGAGCGTCAGCGCAGCTTCCGTGCGAACTTCGACAGCATGTTCGAGGAGATCGCACGCTACGTTCTGCCGCGCGCCCAAGACTTCATCTCCAAGACCACGCCCGGCACTCGCCGCGACCAATACGTCTTCGACAGCACCGCGCAGCTGGCTCTGCCCCGGTTCGCCGCCGCGATGGAAAGCCTGCTGGTCCCGTCGAACCAGAAGTGGCACGGCCTGCGCCCCCTGGCCGAGAACCTTCAGGACAACGAAGAGGTGGCCATCTACCTCGAAGCCAAGCGCGACCTGCTGTTCCGCGTGCGCTACTCGCGGCAGGCCAACTTCGCCGGCCAGGTCGGCGAGTGCTTCATGTCCCTCGGCGCGTTCGGCACGATGGGTATGTTCATCGAGGACGGCCTGTCCCGAGGTCCGCTCTACCAAGCGATCCCCCTGTCGCAGATGTTCCTGGAAGAGAACGCGCAGGGCATGGTCGACACGGTGCGACGCAAGTATCCCCTGACCGTCCGTCAGGCGATCCAGAAGTTCGGCGAAGCCAATCTCCCCGAGGACATCACCAAGTTCAAGGAGAGCGACCCCAACAAGGAACTGGAGTTCTTGCACGTCGTCCGGCCCAACGGCGAGCGCAGGACCGATGAGCGCGGTGCGCGCGGCATGAGGATGGCCGCGTTCGACATCTGCGCCAGCCTGCGCTGCACGATCCGCCGCGGCGGCTATCGCGTCATGCCCTACGCCGTGTCACGCTATACGACCCAGGCCGGCGAAATCTACGGCCGGTCGGTGGCGTGGGACGCCTACGCCGACATCCGCACCCTGAACGAACAGGCCAAGACCGCGCTGCGCTACGGCCAGCGGATGCTTGACCCGCCGTGGATCACCGCCGACGTCGACGCCCTGTCGCCGTTCTCGATGCGGAACGGCGCGATCAACGCCGGCTACATGAACGAGCGCGGCCAGGTTCTCGCGCAGAGCCTGACGCCCCAGGGTGACCCGCGCGCCAGCATCCAGATCGGCGACCAGCTGCGGACGTCCGTCAACACGTCCTTCCTCATCACCCTGTTCCAGATCCTCGTCGAGACGCCGCGCATGACGGCGACCGAGGCGCTGCTGCGGGCTCAGGAGAAGGGTGCGCTGCTGGCCCCGACTGCCGGCCGCCAGCGGTCAGAGTTCCTTGACCCCCTCGTGACCCGCGAACTCGACATCCTTGAGAACGCCGGGGTCTTCGACGACATGCCCGACGCCCTGCGCGAAGAAGGCGGGATGCTCGACGTCGTCTACGACAGCCCGATGACCCGGCTCCAGCAGGCCGAGGAAGGCGTCGGCATCATGCGGACGCTGGAGGCGGCCGGGCTCATGGCGCAGTACGACGAGGGCGAAAGCCTGCGTGCGATCGACACCCCGTGGACGC